CCCCCGCCCAGACCCCCCAAAATGGACTTGGCTTATAAGCCAAATTCTCGCACGGCCTTTTTGTCTAAACTTGGGGGCCAAATCTTTTTCTAATGCTGGGGGTAAATTTATAGAGTGCTGGGGGTTTTTAGCCATACTCTCTTCAACTTGACAAATGGCTAGTTTTGTGGTATAATGTATGTACAGTCGAATCAGGGGGTTAACAAAAGAAGGGGGGTCTTAATCCCAGACAATATTTGGCTTATAAGCCAAGAAAGGAAAAGCATGAATACCATCGGCCAAGTCCTTGAAGCTCAAGGTATTACCCACGTTCATATGCCTTGTGGGAAGCAGGTAAAGATTATGTCTGCTTCTAGTCATACCAGAAGTTGTGGGGCGTGTATGAATATAGAAGCAGAGCGACAGCGTAAAATCTGGGACACAATCGTTGGCTTATAAGCCAAGAAAGGAAAACTATGTCTCTTATATCATTCTGTGATAGGCACACAGAGATGGCTGAGTGGAAGTATGGGGATAGGGTGCATGTGTACCTGTTGAACAATCAGCCAGTCTTGGGCCATCGCACATTATGCAGGGTTTCAATTTGTAGTGAGCCTGCTACACACAAGGTAGAAGCAAAACCTTAAACGATGGGGGATGCGCATCCTACACGCATAGAAGTGAGGTTATCATGGCAGATTTTAAAAAGTATGTACAAGAACATGGACTCTTTTCGCCTGAGGTTGTTTGGGTAGATAAGCACGGTGTCGTAGCTGAGGGTTGGCATGTTTGGGTAGACAAAGAGTATGTTGGCCCGTTTATGACTAAGTATGCTGCTACGATGCACGCCCATTCGGTGGGTAGACCATCCGATGAACACGATGCGCTTATGTCGTATCTTGTCAGAAGTGGTATTAAGAACTGGCGGTTTAACTATGATGAGCCTGATATGGTTGAAGTGACAGTTCGGTTTCCAAAACGACCGCTTCCTACATTTGAGGAACAGCTTTGGCATAGTGATGGGGAGCAGTTAGAGCTTAATTTGTTATAGCTTAGTTCTGGCCTACTGTGTATTTGGCTTATACGCCAAGTATACAGTGGGGTAGGTCTAAACTGAGAAAGGGGGTTAGGTTGACATAGCGGTTTTAGCTATGCTACGGTGCTTTCCCCAAATTCGGGGGCGTTAACAATTGAATACTTTTCGAGAGCCACAGGTCACTGGCAAAATAATATTATGAAAGGTTGTGATTTGTGGATAATCAATCGAAATACGAAACCCTCGCTGAGGTTGTGGCTGAGTTAAGTCTCCAAGAGGAAGCTATTAAAGCCGCCGCTCTCGCCGCTGATATGGATACGGTTAACCGTCTTGCGATGGAGAGAGTACCACTGTTGGTGGAGAAGGCTCGCCTCGCCCTAGTGGAGAACAAGGACTTAGTTGCGTCTGAGACTGAGGCATTGAAGGATGCGATTGCGGAAGCGGTTGCTAACTCCAAGCTCGGTAAGAATGACGTAGGCGAAGTCATTGAGAAACTTAGCTTCTTTATAGAAGATGGTGAGACATATCTCTTGCTCAATCCTAAGAAGTTAAAGAGACTGCCTACACCACGCAAGCCTAAGGCTAAGGGCACTGGTCTGAATAATTCAGACCCTGTGTTCCGCATTGTTGACGGTCAACGTGAGGAAACGACTGTTGGCGAAGCGGTACAAGCCTACGCAAGCGATGAGGTTAAGGCCACAGGTGCATTTTCCAGAGGGTCATGGACGACCCTGCTCCCCAAGGTCAATGAGGATTTGGGTGAGGCCAAGTTCTCGCTAGTCGCTGAATAAAGTCTGGCTCTCGAAAAGTATCTGGCTTATAAGCCAACTAAGCCTTGACGGTGTAGTCGACCTCGATAGGCGCAATGCCTCCGATGTCAACGTGACGGTCTGTTGCCGTAGAGTTGATTTGGTTTAGCACAAATTGAATAGTAGTTTCTGGTTTAGATTCCTTTTCCTTGTTGGTATCAACGCCAGCCATTTTTAAAATTCTATCGTTCGCAGCGAGAAGCTGTGCATACATAGCAGGGGCTTTGTCCCATATAGGTTGGTTGTTGTTGTCTAGTTCTGGCTTTAGTTGACGGGCGAATTCAATAAGTCTGTCAACAACGCCAGGAACTTCCATCAAGGCGTGTAGTTGTCCGAAGTCTGCGAGTTCTTCTAGTTCAACTGAGCCTAGGGTATAGAAACAGTTGCGGAACGCAGTAGACCTCCACAGCCATTGGCGCAGGGTAGATGGTGCACTTCCTGCCAAGCCACAGAGTTTGGTACGGTCACCAATCCCAACAGAGGGGATGAAACTGAGTAGCTTCTGTTGGTCATGGGTAAGGTGGCGAGTTGTCTCGTGGATTTCGGACAACGCAAGTTTTACAAATTCAGCACCACTCGTTGAGTAGCTGACATATACAGGTTCTTTAGGAACCACAAACCAAGGCATTTGTTCTGGTATCTGCGCCATAGTCATGTTCAGAGATTATCGCAGGGCTATGGGGCTGTCAAGGCTCTCTGGATTGGGCCAGATTGCTCGTCTAAAGAGCTTGACAAGTACACCCGTTAGGCGTATAATAAATGTCCCTCGTCGAGAGGGGAAAATAAGATTTGGCTTATAAGCCAAGGAAAAAGGAGAAACATGGTTACATCTGATATGTTGTCTGTCCCAGAGGTCATGCCGTATGTCATTTCTAAGAAGAATCGTGAACGTCTGAATCTTGCCTATGACAGAAGCCAGAAGGGGAAGGTCACTAATATTCTGGTCAAGGGGCCAACTGGTACAGGGAAGAGTGAGTTGGCTAGGCAAGTAGCCGCTAATTGGGGACGACCTTTTGCGGTTATCCCTGTGGGTGGTGTGGATTCTGCTAACTCTATCTTTGGACGTGTGGATTTGGAAGACAATGAAACCGTCTATCGAAAAGGGTTGTTGCTTCAGGCTATTGAAACTCCGAACTGTGTCATTCACCTTGAGGAAATCAACAGGCCAGAGAATGACAAGGCTCTCAACGCAATCTTTTCTATCCTTGATGACACGTCACGTAGTGTGTGGATTGATGAAATTGCACAGTTAATTCACGTTGCTGATGGTGTGACGTTCTTTGCCAGTTTGAATGAGGGGTTTGAGTTTATTGGCACGATGCCTTTGGACTTGGCCTTGAAGAATAGGTTTGCTATTAAGTTAGAGCTTAATACATTGCCAGAACACTACGAAGCGATGATGCTTTCTCAACGTGTGGAAGGGCTTGGAGTATCAGAAGCTAAAGTTCTTGTTGAGTCTGTTAATAAGTTGAGGGAAAATCAGCTTGCCCCTATTGAGGTTAGCACAAGGGACATGTTGAACATCGCAGAGTTTCAACTTCTTGGTATGGATTTTCAGTCTGCGTTTCTTACTACTGTGGATAGCGACCCCTCTGTGTTGGAGCAGGTGCTGTTGGTTAAGCATATGGATGGGGAAGAAACCACTGTGGCTGTTGAAGAATACACAATGCTTTAATTTGGCTTATAAGCCAAGAAGGAGAAATTATGACAGAAGAGATTAACATCACCGATGCTCCATTGTCTCAGAAGTGGCGGCTAACGGCGAGTAAATTACAACCGCTCGACCTTGCCTATCTTCAGAAGTCCCTTAGTGCTATAGCAGGACAGTTCAGTGGGGACAGAGTGAAAAGTTTTCGGTGGGGTTCGCAAACCTACGCTGATAGTGAAGGGAACATCGTTTACGATGTGAACGAAGTTCTGGATATGCCTAGCCCTGTTGCGGAAGACCAAGTGGACATGATGGTAGGGAAAGTTGTCCATGAAGCAGGGCATACGAAAGTGCTTTCATCACAGACAAGAACCCTCGCCCTTAAAGATGAGGGACAAGGGACTCCGTTAAGTTACCAGATGTTACTTGCTTTGGGGGAAGAAGTTTATACCGATAACTATGTTCGTAGACACATGGGGCCAGTGGCCTCTGAGTATTTAAGACGCGCTCGTGCGCAAAGCATCGACCTAGGGGGAGCTGAGCCTGAGGGCGTCAATAATATGCTGTTAGCCAAGCATGTATACCATGTTGTAATCAGACCAGAAAAAATAGAAGAACTCCCAGAGTTAGAACGGCTTATATACCACATTGTAGATGGGTTTTTGCCCAAGTTAACCACAGAAAGGTCACAGTATGAGAGACGTGATATGTACGTTACTTTGTGGTCTGCTATTTCAAAGTTAATCAGCGCAAAGGTGCAACAGAAACAGGTTGCTCAAGATATGGCGGATGATTTGTTTGGTTTTCCCCAAGAGGGGAATCGCAAGAGTCGAGCGGAGAAGACAAAAGAAAATGTGGAGAAAGCTCAGGAAATGTTGGGGCTTAACACTCCTGAAAATTCACAAGGCCCGATTTCATCTGGGATGATTGCTCATACCAAGCCGAATGAGGTAAGACTAGAGGAACTCCGCAAACAACACGCCGATTCAAACTTTGGCAGAGGGCGTAACAGTAAGAAGAACAAAGAGTTAAGGGAACGCCTTCGTTACGAGATGGAAGAAATAATGAGGGAGAACGCACGTCACGATGTTTCGCCTGAAGGTATGCGAACAGGGGACATGTTACGTTCCATTCAAGAGGCTGTTGAGAATGAGAGCGAGGATATGTCATACGCCATAATGCAGTACCAGATGGAAGAGATGGGTAGGACAACTCCCATGAACGTGGTGTATAACAGAAGACCCATCAAGGCGGAAGAGTACAGTGAATTTGACGTGGCATTGTACAAGAAGCTGATGTGGCTTAGGGATTTGAAGAATACTTTGGGGAAAGAAACCCTGCGTGGGGAGCTTAGTGGGCAGGTAGACAGACATCATCTCTACCGTGCAGGTATTGACCACAAGGTGTTCAAACAAAATCGTGTGAAGCCCCGTAGGGATAAGAAAGTTGTGTGTCTGTTGGATGCTAGCAGTAGTATGGGGGGGAACACTAAAATTTATCAAGCTGCTCATGCGTTAGCGAGGGTTGTGGATGGTACTGAGGTGCTTAGCTACAATCAACCAGGAGATAACACCTGTGTAATTACTAGGCAGACCAGTGGACGAGGGTTCAAGCGTATTAAAGTGAACGGTGGCACACCAAGTGGACAAGCGTTGGTAGCTACGGCTATGAAATTCCCTGACAGGATGATTGTTCACTTTACTGATGGGGATTCAAACGATGGGTTTACTACACTTACGGCGTTGAGAATTATGCAGAAGAAATTCCCCAAGATACATGTAATTGACGTACAGATGAGGCCAAGAGCGTACAACAGAAGTACAGAAGGGCTTCCGTCAAACGTCACAAGAGTCAACATTGAGGGAGTATCAGAGTTTCCTGAGGTGTTACAAGAGGCCATCAAACCTTGGGTGAGGGGAGGTGGTTAATGTATTTAATTGTGTGGTCTGAGCGAAATGGGCATGTGGTCACAGACCGATGGACGGTAGAGGAAACTCTGCCAGAAGCGGAGAAGGTTTATAACAGGGTACTGGCAGATAGCAGTACGTGGACAGTAAGTATCTGTGTGCCTGTTAAGTCTACGGACTACGCACCTTGGCAGGACAGACTTAACAATCACTACATTGATAGAGGTTCATAGTGTTTGAAAGGAAGGTAAAGCATGTTCACACAAGTAAGGGTTAAGTGTATGGAGTGTGGGTTGCACTTCACGGTGCACACATGGTATCCAGAGAGACACGTAGGGACGACGCTCCATTGTCCTGAGTGTGGTCAACATGAACAACGGTTTCTGACATGGGTTGTTGAGGTTGAAGGGGAGATATTTGAGCACGTGCCAGGAGATGCTGAGTTGGACACCGCAGGGGGGGTACCTGTTGGTGAACGCATTGACCTTGGGGCAGTGGATAACTTAAAGATTGTCTGGGGAGAAGAAAGTTTTATTAAAGAGGACGAATTTCTTACGGAGAATGAGGAAGACTAATGAAATACATTACGAAAGACGAGTTTGACCGTGCTTATAGCAGGCAATATAAGTTTGTAAAGACTCCTGAGGCTGAGGCTATAGAAGGGTTAGATGTTCTCCAAGGTTTCGTAACTCCTTGTAGGTGGGAACATAAGCCTAACGGAAGGAGCCAAGGGTCATGTAGTGGAATATCTCTAATACATCAAGTTGCACGTAGAAACTCAATAAAGATTTCTGGTAGATGTTTGGAGAAAAACCTTTACGTTATGCGCCTGAGTTAGTTAATTAAAAATAAGGAGAAAATAGTGAACTACATTACGAGAGCCGAGTTTGACCTTATTCCTAAAACAAAGAAAAGGGTGGCTCCTGAGTTCGATGTGGTGGGAGAACTGGAGATTGACCAAGGTTTTGTAGTGCCTTGCAGGTGGGAACATGAGCGAGGCTGTAAAGGACTGCCACTCGCCTACAAATCGGCTAGGCGTAGTCGCCAGAGGGTAAAGATTTCCTGTAGATGTTGGGAAAAATACGTTTACGTTATGCGTGTAGCGTAAGTTGTGCCTGACAGTTATGAAGACCTACTTATGTGGAATCCTGGGCCTAAAGAAGAGTTGATAGGCTCTGGATTGCTCGTACCTAAGTCAAAGATTGTGTTATTCGGTGCGCCAAAGACGTACAAGAGTCTGTTGGCCTGTCAAATGGCGTGTTGTTTGGCAAGGGGAGAGGACTGGTTGGGGTTTACCCCGATTCAGTACCAACTCAATGGTAAGCAACGGTATTCGCACAAGGTGCTGTACGTCCAGTGTGAGATTCCTCATCGGGCGTTTCGGGACAGGATTGTGAAGATGGGGGCGATGCACCCCCCTGCATTTGGCATGTTGCACTTGCAAACGGACTTTCAGTTACGCTTGGACACACAAGTTGGGTTGAACAAACTCATATCGTGGATTGATTCCACTCGTCCATCAGTGGTTTTTATTGACCCGTTTTACAAGATACTCAGTAACTTAGACGAGGCTACGTTTAACAGGTTGTTCGATAACGTGGACTCGCTGATAGATAGGTACGATTGTAGCTTTGTATTTGTTGCTCACGATACGAAGCCTCAGAGTAACGATAAAGGACAGGTGATTCATAAAGGGGGCGCAGGTATGCGTGGGCCTAGGACATTAGAAGGTTGGTTTGAATCTATTATCGAAGTTCGGGGGGATATTGCCACTGATGATAGGCAGTTGATATTTGAGACTAGACATGCAGAGGCTTTGATTCCTGCATTGTGGCTGAAGCTGAACAGGCAACAGCTTTGGGGGTACTCATACTAATTTGGCTTATACGCCAAAGAAAGAAGTGTACGTAGTGAAAGCAACATGGGCCATGAAGATTACAAGGTGTCTGGAATGTGGTGAGGACATTGTGCCTACAGAAGAAGGCACGAGACGGCTCACGGACACAATATTTTTGCTTACAACACAAAGGGTGACAAGGGTTCACTATCACCCTGAATGTTATGAGGTCAGAGCGAATCGTTGGTGGGGGGAAAACCCATACAATCCGCTAGGTCGAGGCGGACGTAGGGCTATGCCAATCTCACATGAGGCAATGAAAAGAAGGAGAACATTGCTAAAGCGCATGTCCTACTTACGACGAACATACTCTGATGATGCTAGACGTGCTGTGGCAGATATTTACCAGAGGTTAAATAGCGCAGATACAGTGGCAGAAGCATTAGATGGACTCAATATGGATAGACAGGAGGTGTACTATACGCTGAAAAAGGAGACCAAGGAGATTCTTAACGAGTTATCATCAGCAGAAATGGGCGGTTTGCCCAAACATTTAATTAATAAGTAGAAGGAGTTTTTCTTATGGTTACACCATATGGCGCAGTTAATCAAGTAGACCTTTCAAACCCAGGTTGGGGAAACATGCAGACCAGTTACGAGAAGTCTCCACTGAAAGAGATTTCAGCAAAACTGGTTGGCTTTAAGAATGGTATGTCTACAGGGAATAATCCCCGTGTTCAGATTACTTTACAGTTCACAGACATGACCATAGCTCCAGGTGGTAGCGATGTTTTCATCGCGGACACCACCGCAGAGATTTCCATACCTCATTCCGAGTATATGAACTCAGGGTGGGGGGCACTTGGCAAGTCCATTGAGAAAGCAACAGGACAGCCATTGGAAACTCTCAAGATTAGTGACCTTGTTGGACAACGGTTACATATGTACCGTGACGACAACTTCCTGTTCTTTATTGACAACAAGACAGGGCAGGAAAACAGGGGAACAGCGTGGAAAGTTATCAAAGTTCTAGGTGAAGGTGAAGAGTTGGTTCACTACGTTGAGCCTGATGAACAGCTTCCTGAGTTTTTAGCTAAACAACAGGCTTCTGTTGGGGCAGCCCCAGTAGCTGCACCTCCACCTCCTGCTGCACCTGCTGCACCTGCTGAGTCTACAGTGTCTGGTGGTTTGTCCGATGTGGAACGTATGGCATTAGATGCTATGCACGGACTTACCCAAGCAGACTGGTGGAACTTAGTTATTAGCAACACCGCTATCCGTGATGCGGACGGTGGGGCTGACCTTTTGCCACATATTATAAGTGGTGCGTTTTCAGAAAGGATGCTCGCCGAAGGGTTCGTAAGTTCCCAAGGCGAGGGAGAAACTGCTACCTACGCTGTAGTAGGCAAGTAGTGTCTGCCGAAGGCTAATGCGGGGGCTGGTGCGTAATGCTAGTAAGGCATCAGGGGGGTTCGTTTCATGCCCCTTCCGACCCGCCTAGTAATATATGAAGTCGCCTAGGCAGTACTGTCCAGAGTGGTGGGGGCAGGGGTTTTGTAGATTATTCCCCTGTCCTCATCACAAAACAACACTTGGCTTATAAGCCAAAGGCTCTAAGGAGTCAATGAAAGAGAGGACTAGATGTTGGAAACAACAACAGAGGCTTACACTACTTTACGAATTTTGGCCCATGAGATAGAAGAATCTGCACAGTACGTGGAGATAGAAGATGCTTCTAAAGAAGCTATGGAATCATTTCTTACAGCAAAGGCTGTTCTTCTAGGGATGGAGCTTTGTCTTGTTAACAGGGACTGGGTGGAAAATATAGTACGGCTTATTGCAGAGGACGTTGATAGTTATGAGAACGCAATTAGTCAGGTTACAGATATGATTTCTCATTTAGAGGGGATGCTAGAACACTCAAGGTGGGTTGAAGAAACTTATAACTCGGAGGACGAAGATGACATCGGTAAATAAACCTATTGTTTCTATCTCCAGTAGTGGTGAATGTCCAAGGGCTATGTCTGCCAGATTGTTAGGCAGAGAAGAAGTTTTTGATGCTCAGTCAAAGATACGGTTGGAACGTGCCGCTAAAGAGGGAACACGGTGGGAAGCGTTTGTCCTACAGGATTTACGTGAAGAGTATGGGTATACCGTTATTGAAACGCCTTACTGTGAGCCTTGTGGCAGGGATGGGCATCATGTGGAGTTGGATTTGGGTAATTGTCTGGCAGTAGGGCACATCGACGGCTTTGCCCCACCTGCTTTGATTGAGGTAAAGACCATGAGCAGGTTCCAGTTTGAACGGTGGCGCAAGATGGGCTTTGACGGCTTTAGAAGGTATGCGTTTCAAGTAAGTTTGTACATGTTGGCTATGAACTCTGACGCTGTGTATGCGGTGAAGAACAGGGACACAGGGGAGTTGAACGTTCAGACATTAACAGAGACTCCGTTCAGCATGGCAGAGATTGTGAACTACCTGAGTGATGCGCTGAGAGCGTACAACAAGGGAGAGATTGCTACGTGTCCACAGACTGAACAGTATCCCTGTGGATTTTGTTATTTGAATCTGGAAACCGCTCCAGTTGAGCGAAGCGTGAGTCCAGAAGTTCCTACTGAGGTTGAAATCGCTCAGGCTATCCAGACTTGGCGGTCAGGTAAGGCCAAAGAGCGTGAAGGACTGGAGTTGATTAACGGTTCAAAGGATGTGTTGCTCAAGTATCTGGATAACTCTGGTCAGAAGTCTTTTAAGGTTGATGGGGTTCACGTTACCCAAGTGCAAGCAGGGATTTCACGGCGTATGGACACGACTAAGCTCAAGTTGTTTCTTGGCTCGGCTTATTCGGACTATGAAGTTGAATCGGTACGAGCAGGGTATGTCAAAATCGAAGATGAATTAGGAGGACAGTAGTGGTTCAACCAAATAACTTTGTAACGGACTTGGTTCATGGTGTGTTCGGCATAATGGCCCCGCCAAAGTCTGCTAAGACGACGTGGGGTCTGACTGCACCGCCTGTGATACTGCATATTGACGCAGACAGAGGATTGGAACGTGCTGCACCTAGAATAATGCAACAGGGGCTGACTATAAAACAGCTACCTGCGAATAAAGTGCCTAGTTACGACGACATGAAGGGTGCAGATATTATATCTATTCCTTATGAAATGCCGTTGACATGGCCAGGCCAGAGGTTAACAGGATACGTGCAGTTAACAGCGAACCTTTCAACGACGGTTCAAATGGCGTGTCAGGCTGACTGGATTAAGACAGTTTTCTACGACACAGGGACAGTGGTTTGGCCTTGGTTACACTCTGCTACTCTCGAACAGAAACAAATTAAAAACGCTTCTCGTGAGAGTTTGTTGCCAGTGGAGTACGCCGAACCAAATGCAATCCAGAAGTCTTTGTACTCTAACCCTAGAAGTTTGGGGAAGAATGTTATTGTTGCCCACCACATCAGGCAGATACGTGACGATACTACCATGCAGGTTATTGGTGAAACATGGGATGGATGGAACAGGATGGAACAGTCTGTTGATGTGTTTGCTAGCTTTAGGCTTGGGGTTCCAGTAATTCCTGGAGTTATAGGTAACTCTAAACTTCAGCCCATTGCAAAGATTGTTCGTTGTGGTTGGAGTCTGGAGTGTGAAGGGTTGGATGTTCCAGACTTCTCCTTCCAAGGGATGTTGGACTTTATTAACTCAACTCGTATGTCGAACTCGCTGAATGGGGCGACTAATGCTTTGTAGACCTCCATATGTTGATGGGATTAAGTGTAAAAACTGTCACCATCACCACTGTAGAAAATGTGGTCAGTGTCACAGGATGCAAAGGGATGGGCCTGACATTACAGGAGTCCCTTGCGGTTGTGCAGACTATGTAAAAGGGAGAAAAACAAAACGGCTATGACGTACTCATTGGTTGTTGACATCTACGAGCCATCAGAAATCGCAAGTATTCTTTCTTCAATGATAAACGTTAATAAATTGTACTTAGTAGACATGGATTTAGGCGACTACCATTGGGTAGGAGCCGATGGAAAACGGCATGTGATAGAGCGGAAGACAGCGAATGAGATTATCGCTGACAGTGGGGGGAGAATTGACGACCAACTCAGGCGGTATCTTCTCAATGATAACGTGGATGAGATTACTTTACTTATAGAAGGTGAGGTTACTGAAGAGAAGGGGAAGGCAGTAGGGTGGACTAGCACAAAAAAAGGGTACAACCCACGAAGATTTGCTAAGCCTTACAAAGCGGTGATGTCTTGGCTCTGGAGTCTCCAGACTCAGTGGAATATTAACATTGTGTACTCCCAGAGTATCGGAGACTCCGCTCAGTTGATTGGGGATTTGGTTGTGAAGTCTCATAAGCCAGTGCATGAGTCTCTTGGCCCTTACCCAAGGGTGCGTAACGAGCTAAAAATGCCAAGCACTTTTGTGGATACCCTTATGGGGGTGAGTACGCTTGAAGCACAGGGAAAGAAAACTATCAGACGCAGGGGTATTGGGGAAAAAACTGCGCTAAAGATACTTACACAATACACCACCCCTTTAGATGCTATGAACGCCCCTTGGAAAGACATGGTGAAGTTGATTGGGAAGGAAACAACAGCCGTGTTTTTCGCAGGAGTTGGGAGATTTAGCTAAATGAACACGTCTGAGGTAAATTTTTACTACTACGGCGCACAGACACCCCATAAGGAGTTGATTCACCAGTTAGACCAATTCCATCCTATTATATCGTGTGATGTTGAGACTCCCAGCTTAAAAGACAGGAGATTGCTGGGGATTGGCATGGCTTTTTCTGGGAGTGATGCGTTCTATCTGCCCATAGCCTCACAGTATATGGACATAGTGAAAAGGGTGTTGGTTAATCCGAACATAGTAAAGGTGTTTCATAATGGTGGCTTTGACCTTGCTGTGATTGAGAAATGGCTTGGAGTAACAGTGGTCAACGTCACTGATACTATTGTCGAAGCGAGATTACTGGGGCTTACCCCTGCGTTAGCAGACTTAGCTCTTGATTTACTAGGCGAAGCTAAGCCACCTATTACAGACCTGATTGGTAAGGGTACTAAGGCTATCACGATGGACATGGTTCCCGAAGAAGACGTAGCCAAGAGGTGTTGTGAGGATGTGCAGGTAACATGGCGAGTGCACGAGAAGATATGGGACGATGTGCCCAAGCAAGCCTTGGGCTTAGAGTTAAAGTTGTTTCCACTGGTCAGTAAGATACGAGAACGTGGAATGTACATTGACCAGACACAACTCATTCGCACAATGGATTCTGTTTGGAGCAATGTTGATTGGTACTACTCTATTTGTAAATCACAGGGGTTTAACCCAGGAAGTTCCAAGCAGTTCGGGGAGTTTTTAGAATCCAGAGGTCACGTAGTTCAAACTGACGCGGTTACTGGTAACTACAAGCTATCAGAAGAAGATATAAAAGAGTTCTACCTCCACGATATATACGCTAGGACAGTGCTTGCGTATCGTCGTTGGAGTCATCAGCTTTCTTGGTTAAAGAATGTTAACGTTAAATACCTTGCGGAAGATGGACGGATACATCCTACTCTGAAGCAGGGTGGCGCAGTTACAGGGAGATTTGCATCTACTGACCCGAACAGCCAGAACATTGAGCCTATTCTTAGAAATATTTTGTCCGTGGGCAAAGGGAAGAAGGCTGTTGCGAGGGACTTTTCCCAGATAGAACTGCGGACAATGGCGTATTTATCCCAAGACCCTACGATGGTAGCTATTTACCGTGATACATCAAGAAGTCTCCACGATGAAGTAGCCATGCAGTTCAATATGGACAAACGTGATGCTAAGACGGTGAACTTTGGTGTTGCGTATGGTGGTAATGAGTACACACTCTGGCGGAATAACCAGATACCAATGGAGCAGGGCAAACAGTTCCTTGCGAACCATCGCTCTATGTTTCCTGTTCTTTGGGAGTGGATTAACCATGAGCAAACGGAGATTATGCGTAAGGGCTACGTGGAAACCATGATGGGTAGACGCAGGTATCTTCCAGGCCTTAACAGCAGTGACTCAAGGGAGAGGAAGAAGGCGGTGCGAGAAGGATTTAACATGATTGCACAGGGAAGTGCTGCGGAGTTTCTAAAAGAGGGGATGATTAAATACTCCAAGGAAGAAATGGTAAACCTCATTCACGATGAGTATTACTTTGAAGCAGATGAAGGACACGTAGTGCCGAGTTTGCAGGATGTTGC